TCAGACTTGTTTCTTGGTTTTAGTTACTGGGGATTCAAAAAGAGAATCAAAGTGCTTCGCTGCTTCTTGATCAGCAGAGCGCAGCGCATGACCATATACGTTCATTGTCGTTAAGATATTTGCATGTCCAAGCCGTTCGGAAATGATCTTCGCATGAACGCCTTTATTAATAAGTAACGTAGCGGAGGTATGGCGCAGATCGTGGAAACGGATATACTTGAGATTGTGTCTCTTTGTAAATCGGCTCCACCACGTTTTTACGCTTGATGGATACAGGGGCTTTCCATTCACGCTTGAGAAAACAAAAAAGTGCTCGCCTTCTTCCCATAACTCTTCGCTTTGCATACGAGCTTTAGCAGATTGCACTTTTAGAGACTTAATTTCTGGTAGTAGGGAAGGCGGGATAGATACTTTCCGGATGGAATTTTTTGTTTTAGGCTCCTTGATCTGATAGCCAATATCCTTTACAAAAGTTAAGGATTGTCTAACGTCGATAGTTCCAACTCCGTCGCCTAATTCAATATGTTTCCATTCCAACCCAAGGAGCTCTCCACGTCTCAAGCCTGTTGTGAGTGCAAGGGTTATCATGACCCTCCACATTAGAGGCTCGGTTTCGAGTGCCAGTAGAAGCGTGTGAGCCTCTCCCTCGTCATACACTCCCATTTCAGCTTGCTCCACTCTTGGTTTTTTAATGCCTTCCATGGGACTCGTTTTAATGACTTTCCAATCCACTGCACGATTGAAGATATTCTTTAGAACACGATGGATGTATTCAATCATTCCAGATGACAATTTCCCCTCTAAGCCATCTTTTCGGTTTCCATCTTTTTGTAGCTCTTTCAAAAACGTGACAATGTGCAGAGGTTTAATTTGGTCAATACGTAAATGGCCAAACTCTGGGATCAGGCGGTTGTTAATTTGAATGAGGTAGTTTTCAAGAGTTTTAGCCCCAAGCTCACTCTGAGCGTACTTCTCTCGCCATTCTCCCACAAAACTAGAGAAGGTCATCTTTTCTGGAGCGATGTATTCCCCGGCTTCGATTTCCATTTTGAATTTCACCAGTTCTAAATCAAGATACTCCTCTAGCTTTTTGGGCGTGAATTTTTCGGTAACCTTGATAGTCTTAGTACGTTTTTTTCTTTTTCCTTTGGCATCCTGGCCTACTTCCACTACCAGGAGATAGGAGTTTTCTCCACGCTTCTGATAAGACGCCACTACAATTCCCTCCTATTCTTCATCTGGAATGTGTTCAATGATGTCTTCAATACGGCAATTTAAGTGATTGCAGATTTTATCGAGCACTTCCATTGCGACAAACTCGTCTCTACCCATCTTTGCAATTGTTGTTGAATGAAGCGCAATCTGTTCTTTTAAATCTTTCTTTTTCATCCCTCTGTCAATTAATAACTTCCATAAAGGTTTGTAAGTGAATCCCAAACAAAACCCCTCCCTTTCGAAGTAAGTATATCCTTAAAAGTGCTGTGAAGCAAACGAAAAATACGCATATGTGATTTTTTTGTTGACATTAATGTGAAAGAGCAGGTAATATAACTACATCAAAGTGATTTTTTAATACCTAAAAACGTGCTAATGGAGGCGGTTCACATTAATGCTTATACTCTGGAAACAATGGAAAAGTATAGTCGTTTTACGTCACGAGAAGACTTAATATCCACAATCAATCAACACTTGGGTAGTCTGCAAGAAAAACTAACTCCTGCGACATTGAAAGTTCTTGATGCAATTAGAATGCGTTCCAAGAAGATTTATGGAGTCGCGTATCTAAAAATTGAAACAATCATTGCTTTAACAAAAGTAAGCCGGGCAAGCGTGGAAAGAGCGATTAGAAAGTTGGATCAGGTAGGGATCATAAAACGAGTGACAACATCCAGAAAAACGGGACTCCAAGGGGCGAACATTTACTATTTTTTACCCCTGAATGACGGGGTTGAAGTGACGGGGTTGGACAAGCCCAAAACGCCTGAGAAATCAAAGGTTGAGGCTCCCAAACAGGAAACTAATACAGGGGTTTTTAATACTCCAAAAAGACCAAAAGAAACTAAGAAAAATAACGCAAATGGAACGCACCTCGGGAAAGACAACTCTGTAGTTCCTTCTTACATCCCAAAAGATTTCGCTAAGCTCATCCAGCAAGGATTTTCATGCGGAAGAGTAATCAAACAGTTCTGGAGCAAGGTGGTGATGTTTAAACACGTTACTGGATGGACCCGTAACGAGAACGTGTTGCCAATTGCTGCCGATGCCTGGGAGTACACCAAACACGAGTACAAGAGGGATAAAAAAGAGTGGGAACTTGATCGGTTCTTGAAATGTTTCTACGGGACGATGAAACGCATCGAAGAGAAAAGAGTCGAGGAGTACGCAGCAATATGGACGTGATCCTAAAAAAAGTTGTGTAAGCAATAAATTTTTATTAAGGAAAATGTTATACTAACTAGGTGAAAATTTACTTTCTTTAACAATTAAACGAAATCTTGTATAAAGCAAAAAGCCAACGGGGTCTGCATAGCTACCAACTATGCAAACTCTTTACCACCAAGAATAGGGCTTGGTGGCGGGCCGGAGCCACTTTCCGTTAGCTTAAATAATTCTACAGGGTATTAAGAAATAGGACAAGTGGCGCGAAACGAGAATCCTTACAAAACCTGCCATCTACAGTATTTGGTGAACGGCTTTTGCTTCTCAAAGGGGAGAAGTGATAAGATGAGCGATTCAATTGAAGAGTTGAACAGAAAAGAGTTTGGAGCTGTTTTAAAAATGCTCCGAGAAAAAGCTCGCATTAATGATGCTCGAGTTAGCCAAGAGAAGTTAGCAGAGCTCCTGGATGTATCTAGGATAACAATAGTCAATACAGAAAAGGGGCAAAATGTTCCCAAGGCTTCATTTGTCGAAAAAGCATTCCATTTGTTTCAAAGTGGCGAATTGGTTATCAGGTATGTGCTAATACAGCAAGATAAAAAAGAAGTATCGCAACTAGCAATGAAAATTCAACAACATGACTATAAGCTCGCTATTCGGGTAATTCAAATGATTATGCGGGAATCGCTTAATCAAGGGGATCTGCATGGAGTGATTACAAATCTCTTTCGCTTAGTCCTGTGGGACATTGAAGAGAAGGGGAAGACGAGTAGGCGAAAGATACAATATTTAATCCAGGCGTTCAAAAATTTTGATCCTGAACATAACGGATTCTTAGATTTGCTTGACGAGCTGTATCACATTTCAAAAAAACGGAAAAACTTCGATGCGTTTCTTTCGATTACGGAGGCAATCACCCAAGAAATAAAGTTAGATGATCGGCGTTTATCACAGCTACTGTACCAAGAAGCCACCGCTTTATATATAAAAGGTCAACACGATAAAGCCTATAGATTATCTAATAGAGCCTTAGAAGCAATGGGAGGGGTGGTCTACCAACACACAGCGCACGTTTACCACAGGCATTCACTTATATGTATGCAACTTGCGTTTTACGAAGAGGCGTTGGAACATGCGAAGGCTTGTCTCGATATGGCACCAAAAGCATCTGAGTTGCACAAATTAGTAAAACAAGGCATGGCACGAATGTACTACATGAATCAAAATTTTGATGAGGCTAAAGAGCTCTGGGACGAATTATTTAAGACAATGAGTAAAAATGATATCAGAAAAGTGCATTCACTTAATGACATCATTTTTATGGAAATCAGATTAGGGCATTTTGACAAAGTGGACAAACTCATCGATGAATGTGACAGATTACTGCAACTTGCAGAAAAAGAGGAATGGTCTTTCTTTCAAGCAGAAAAGCTATTACTGTATCGCAACAAAGTAATGTATCACGCACAAAAAACAGGGGATTTTTTTCGAAAAGATGTTTCCGACATGTTGGGAGAATTGAAAGTAAGCTATTTAAAAGATGAATTTGAACTTACGAAAAACTTTGTCCTCGAAAAGGCATTTTTGTCAGCTAAAATGTAACTATCACGACAAAGGAGGCATCATCTATGAAGAAAGTATTGACTAGTGCTTTTGCTGCAATTTTGATTGGGGTTATCTCATCTGGGTCCACAGCGTTAGCTGGTCCACCTGAAGGGAACGGGTTTGTCGCTCCGTTTCCAATGAAACCGCCAGTCATTGTGTATGGTCCGCCAGAAGGTAACGGATAAAGAACAACTGTAAAATGTAAAGTGGTAACAGCCGTTTGTTAAAATTTCTTTGATCGCTTTACAGAAATTTTGGAAATTATGTCATAAAATAGTGAAAGGGAGTTGTCCCTCTCACTATTTTTTTGTTCTAGCACTGGAAACAGTTGCAAAATGTACAAGATACTCATACAATAAATAAGAACTTACGTTCGATTCAAGGGGGAGAAATGCGTGATCACAGTTAAGTCGACAAAATGGACTCCAGAACTAGTAGGAACATTACATAGTCTTTTGAAAGAGGACCATAGTGAAGCTCTCCAAAATATCGAAGACATCGTTTCGAAAGAAAATCCAAATAAAAGAAAGAACGACCAGTCTCCCCGTTGAGATTGGTCGTTCTTATTTCAGGGCATTCAATATTCCGATTACACGATCCAAGCTTTCGTCGCTGTCGTCCATTTCCATAAGGATACGAACGGCTTCTTTCTTCTTTTCACTTACATCTGGGTCGTTGAGAATCTTTTCGAAAGCATTTGCCACTTCTACCTGACCAGCTAGTTTTAATAGATTTTCTAATGGATAATCATAAGCGGTTGCCAGCTTTTGAAGAGTGTCAGTAGTCGGCTTTACTGTTTTTTTCGAACTCCGATTTACATTCAATTCTAAATCGCGAATGTAAGAGAAATTTAATTCGGTTATATCTGCAACTGCTCTCAAGGAGAGTTTTTTGGCTTTCCTCAAGGCTTCAAGAGTTTTTCCTAGTTCATTTTGCATAGTGGGTAACACCTCATTTGCGTTGTGTTCACACAACAAATTGTAGTATATATACAACAAAAAAGGAAGAGATCATTTGTTCTTTGTGGTGAAATTTCGCAAAAAAGTTATTGACGAGTTGTTGGATGTACAATACAATTCGACGTATAGATACAACGAAAGTTATCTTGCCTACTACAACTGTTGCATTTACGCAACGCTAGGGAGGTGAATTCCCCTATGAAAAATAACATCAGATTTTTACGGAGAAGCTCAGAGTATGATCTATCTCAAGAAGAACTAGCACTTGCTCTTGGAACAACACGAGATCGGATCAGCGCCATAGAAAATGGCTCAGTCCCTGGCGGGAAATTGATGCTAAAAATTTGCACCTTTTTCAACCGTGATATACGCGAAATTTTTTTTGAAGATGATGTTGTATGCACAACACAGGAACATAAAAAAAAACGCCAAAAAACACGAGTCAAAAAAGCTACTAGAAGTGCAGTATGACAAGCAAGGCCGCATGATGTTCCATCCGGATTTTCATCCTAATCAAGGGAAACCATTTTCGGACGAAGAGACAGCCTATCTTTGTAAATTCTACGCGACCGATACTCTTAAATCTCTATCACTTGCACTTGGTCGCTTAGAAAAGTCCTTGGAGTATAGGATTAAGTATCTCAAAAAGAAGGCTCTATTCGATTATTACCGCGCTAAATGGGATCGTCAAATGAATGCATAATTTGCCCGGGAGGTGAAAAGAGAATGGCAGATCAAAGAAACGTCGATTTTTTGGAAGCGTTGGTTGATCAAATCGCACAGGATGAACGGCTCATTGAGAAACTCGTCCCTAAGCTTGTAGAAAGGCTTGGTGGTTTTTTAGAAAAACCGGATCGGTGGTTATCGGTAAGCGAGGCTGCGGAGTATATGGGGGTATCCAAAGAGATTGTATACATCATGGTTAGAGAAGGTTCGTTGAAGGCTTCTCGTTTGGGGCAACTCCAGTCAAGAAAACCTAGCATCAGATTCAAAAAAAGTGCTTTAGATGCATGGATGGATAACGGCGGCGTGAGGGAACAGGTGGTTGGTAATTCGTAATCCTCAAAATTTTAAATGAAATACAGGGGAGTGAAAGGCTGTGAGGTACGACTTTGATTCTGCGATTAAGCGAATAGCAGAGCTTTGGAGCATCTACCGTTCTCTGCGACATCAGCCAGCTGACGGCACGTGGGACTGGTGGATCGTGAAGGAAGTAAACGAGCTGGAAAAGGAAATAGCGGAAGCCAGGGAAAACGAAAAGGCCACTGCTCGTAACAGTGACCAATTCAACACACAAACAAATTTGAATAGTCCTATCCTACCACAGTTTCTTGAAGGTGGACAAGCTCTATAAACGCGATCAACGGAATACCGCAATGATCTTGAATCTAACGGAAAACACAGGAGGAATGAGGATATGAAATCAGTTGGCGTTGTAAGAAAAATCGATAATTTGGGGCGAGTTGTTTTACCAAAGGAGCTGCGTAAAACCTTTGATCTTCCGGAAGGTACTCCAATGGAGTTCTACGTGAACAATAACCAAATCATTCTCCAGAAGTATGTGCCTGGTTGCGCTTTGTGTGGGAGTGTTGAGAACGTCCAACCTCATAAGAGCGGAAAACTGGTATGCAAGGATTGCCTGTGAATCGCGGGCTTCGGCCCTGCGTGCAGCTGGTATGAAATTGTCAGTTGCACGGAGGTTCGAACCTCCAAGTAATACATAGCGGGGTCATCGGGATCAGTCAGAGGAGCTGTACGGCTGGCAGAGAGGTCGGGCTGCTGGCGGCCTCGCAATCAAATAGTGAGGGGAGGTGTAAAAGTGCTAAAAGATATCGCTAAAGTCGAAGGAGTGGCAAGTGCAAAAGGTGGAATGTTTGGGGAAGGTGTCCAGGAATACCGTGTAACCGACAGTGAAAACCGAAGCATCCATTTGTACGTTCCGGTTAACTTCTTAAAAGAAAAAGGGTTAACCAAGCGTTACGACTTCATGAAAAAAGCGGAAGAATGGCTGAATACAGAAGAGGGCAAACAGTATCTCTATCAGACACACGAAAGCAAATTTGAAGTCAAAAAGTAAAAGACCCAGCGCGGGAACGCTGAGTCAGAAGCAAAACACATTTCGATTGCCACCATTGTATATCGATGGAGGTCCAAAAACAAGGAGGTAAACATGAACGTAAACATCACCATCCAAGCTCCCGAGCTGGTAAGTGCCATTCAAGCCCTGGCTCATTCGATCACGGGAAATCAATTGATTGCTGCAGGAACACCACAAGCTGCACCTGCATACGTACCACAACCTGCAGCCGTTCCGCAAGCAGTACCTACACCACAGCAGCCTGTTCAAGAATTTTACCAGCAACAGCCGCAAATTGTACCGCCAGTACCTCCGACGTACCAACCGGAGCAAGCAGTACCGGTAACTCCACCGCCTATTGCCACGCCAGCAGCAGTGCCTGGCGTCGTGCCCGGAGCAGTGCCTACCGAAGCACCAACCTACACGATTGATCAGTTAGCAGTAGCAGCTACTCAGCTAGTCGATGCAGGTCGACGCGAAGAACTTGTCCAATTGCTTTCCGCATTCGGTGTACAAACCCTGACAGCTCTCCCTAAAGAGCAATTCGGTGCGTTTGCAACTCACCTCCGAGCCATGGGGGCGAAGATATGAGCACTGTAGGGCATGAGGAGCGTTCACACGCGCTCCTCTCCGCCAGCAGCTCGCACAGGTGGCTTCACTGCACGCCTAGCGCAAGGGTCGAGGAGACACTTCCTGACACAACATCAAGATCCGCAGTGGAGGGAACGCTGGCACACGAGATCGGCGAGCTAAAGTTGAGGAAGTATTTCATTGAACCTATGGGGCCAAGGTCGTTCAATTCACGTTTAAAAAAACTCAAGGAGAAAAAGTTTAACGGCGAGTTGTTGTATGAGGATGAAATGCTTCGTCATACGGATACCTACCTTGAGTACGTGCAGGGAATCGTCCACGGGTTTAGCAGTCCGCCGTACATCGCAATTGAAAAACGGATTAACTACAGCATGTATGCACCCGAGGGCTTTGGGACTGGCGACTGCATAATAATCGGCGGCAACACGCTATATATCGTGGACTTCAAGTACGGCAAGGGTGTCGAGGTATCCGCAGTTGACAACCCGCAAATGAAGCTCTATGCACTGGGCGCTTTCATCGAATACAGCTTCTTGTACCCGATTGAGAATGTCCATCTTGCAATTGTTCAACCACGATTGAGCAACATTTCTGAATACCAAATGTCGATCACAGACTTACTGGCTTGGGGCGAGAGTATCAAATCGGTAGCACAAATGGCTTTCAATGGAGAAGGATCGTTTGTGACAGGCGACCATTGCAAGTTCTGCCGTGCTAAAGCAGTTTGCAGGGCAAGAGTAGACGAGCATATGGCACTTGAAGAGTTCAAGATGATGAAGCCGCCACTGATTTCTATTGAAGAGGTAGGGCTCATTCTGGAGAGGGCTCGGAATCTTGCCTCTTGGGTGAAACAGTTGAGCGATTACGCATTGGCTGAATGTTTAAAAGGGAATGACGTTCCTGGTTGGAAAGCGGTTAATGGTCGTGGTGGAAGAGAGTATACCGACATTGATGCAGCTTTCGCCCACCTCGAAGCCAGCGGGATTGACGGGGCTATGTTGTTTGAACGTAAGCCGCTGACAGTTGCCCAACTAGAAAAGGTTCTCAAACCAAAGCAGTACAAAGAGCTCTTACTGGAATCCGGACACGTCAAGACGATTCCAGGCAAACCGACACTCGCGCCATTAAGCGATAACCGTGAAGCGATTAAACGAATAAGCGCAAGCGATGACTTTAAATCTGAGGAGGAACCGAAAAATGAGTAACCAAGACCCAAAACGCGTTGTAACCGGAAAAGTGAGATTGAGCTACGTACACCTATTCACACCACGAGCTGGATTGAACGGAGGCGAACCGAAATTCAGTGTTACACTGCTGATTCCAAAAACTGATGTGGCAACGAGACAACGCATCGATGCGGCTATCAATGCAGCTATTCAGGAAGCTGTTGGGACCAAATGGAACGGTGTTCGCCCTCCTGTGATTCCTATGCCAATTCATGACGGGGATGGGGTAAAAGCAGACGGAACGCCTTTTTCAGAGGAATGCCGAGGTCATTGGGTTATGACCGCATCCACTCAAGCTGACCGGAAGCCTGATGTTGTCGATATCAATTTGAACCCGATCATTAACCAATCGGAAATCTATTCAGGAATTTATGCTCGTGTATCAATTCGATTCTTTGGCTATCTCAGCCAGGGCAAAAAAGGGATCGGTTGCGGACTTGGTAACGTGCAAAAGCTTGAAGACGGTCAGCCGCTTGGTGGCGGGGGAGCTTCCGCTGCATCCGATTTCGGCAGCTTGGCGGATCACGCACCTGTGCCAGCGTACCAGCCACCAGCATACTCGCCACAAGGGTATGGTGCTCCACAGCAACCTCCCGTTTACAACCAGCCTCCTGCATACGGTCAGCCGCAAGGCTATCCACAACAAGGTTACGTGCCGCCTGCACCACCAGCTCAACAACCACAGGGCTACCCACCAATGCAGCAGGGGTATGGTCAGCAACCTCCAGTAGCGCCACCAAATCAGTTTGACCCGATTACAGGGAAGCCGTTTAGTGGCGGCATCATGGGGCTGTAAGCCGTGCGGCATCTATCAATCGACATTGAGACGTTTTCGAGCGTCAAGATCAAAAAGGCGGGGCTGTACAAATATGTGCAGTCCCCCGATTTTCAAATCCTCTTGTTTGCTTACTCTTGGGACGGCGGTCCGGTGAGAATCATAGACCTTGCCCAAGGCGAGCAGATACCAGCGGAGATTGTCTTTGCTCTCGCTGATCCGAACGTAATCAAGCACGCTTACAACGCACCTTTTGAGTGGTACTGCCTGAACACAGTTTTCCATTCGCCGCTGGAACAATGGCGCTGTACGCAACTTCATGGCCTATATTGCGGTTACACAGCTGGACTTGCAGCAACAGCTGTAGCGTTGGGACTTCCAGAAGATAAACGGAAGATGGGCATCGGTAATGCGCTAATTAAGTTGTTTTGTACCCCAACAAAGCCGTCAAAAGCAAATGGCCAACGTACACGCACACTTCCACACCATGAGCCTGATAAATGGCGATTGTTCAAAGATTACTGCATCCAGGACGTTGTTACCGAAATGGAAGTAGATCGGCGCTTGTCGGCATTCCCGGTCCCAATTCAAGAGCAAAAGCTGTGGGAACTTGATCAGCGTATTAATGCTCGCGGTGTGGCAGTTGACATGGGTGTTGTAGAAGGAGCGCTCCATTGTGACGAGCTGGTAAGTGGTGAGCTGATGGCAGAGGCGATTCGCTTATCCGGGCTCGATAACCCGAAAAGTGTTAAGCAGCTTATGGCGTGGTTAACGGAAGAGATCGGGGAAGAAGTGGACAACCTGCAGAAAGGAACCGTCGCCAAACTGATTGACGAAATCGACGAGGGTAAGGCGAAACGGGTACTGGAGATCCGACAGGAGCTCTCCAAAACATCGGTCAAAAAATACCAGGCAATGAGAGAGGCTGTTTGTACAGATGGTCGTATCAGAGGACTCCTGCAGTTCTACGGAGCAAATAGAACGGGTCGCTGGGCTGGTCGTTTAGTTCAGGTCCAGAACCTCCCGCGTAACTACCTTGATACTCTGTCTCATGCCCGCGAGTGCGTCAAAGCGAAGAAAGTAGATGCCCTGAAACTCATTTACGGCAACGTACCGGACACTCTTTCCCAGCTGATCCGCACGGCGTTCGTCCCTTCAGCAGGTAATGTCTTACTGGTATCTGACTTCTCAGCTATTGAGGCACGCGTAATCGCTTGGTTGTCGGGTGAGCAATGGCGACTGGATGTGTTTTCTACTCACGGCAAGATTTACGAAGCATCTGCGTCTCAAATGTTCGGCGTCCCTATTGAACTGATCAGGAAGGGAAATCCAGAGTACGAGCTGCGGCAGAAAGGGAAGGTTGCTGAGCTGGCACTCGGATATCAAGGAGGTTCTGGAGCCTTAATATCGATGGGTGCTTTGACCATGGGACTTACGGAAGAAGAGCTCCCGGATATCGTAAGGCGCTGGAGAGGATCAAACAAGCGGATTGTTGACCTGTGGTACGGCTTAGAAAATGCGGCATTGGAAGTCATGCGAACAGGGCATCCAGTCGGAATCAGGGGTTTAATTCTCACCCGAGAAATTGACTCCTTCAACCAACAGGATTTTCTCATTATCACACTGCCAAGTGGTCGGAAATTGTTTTATGCCAGACCATTTTTATCAAAGAACGAGTTTGGCAAGGAAGCTTTGTATTACCACGGGGTTAATCAGAAAACGCGAAAGTGGGAAGTCGTACCGACTTACGGGGGCAAGCTTGTGGAGAATGTCACGCAGGCGATCGCAAGGGATTGTTTAGCGGAAAGCCTTACTCGTCTAGATGCTTGCGGCTATCAAACGGTAATGCACATTCACGACGAGGCCGTGCTGGATGTTCCCTTGGAAATTGCAGACATCGATACGATTACGACAATCATGGGGCAGCCGATCAAGTGGGCGCCAGGCTTACCGCTCCGCGCAGAAGGATTTGTGACGGAATTCTACATGAAGGATTGATTGTAGATGGCAGCTTATCGGGTTAAAAGGGCCGGAACGCCAATCCCAAAAAGGGAAGTCGAATTTAAATCATCCGGCAGTGGACCGGTTATCTCGTATCAATTAACGCCAGAAGAAATCGAAAACTGGAAAAGAGAGGGGTTTCACTCCATGCTAACACGAGAAAAGTATTTGCAGCTCCGTTTGGAAGGGATGTCACGGACACACATCCAGCGCAACTATTTTCCGAGTAACCCGACGAAGTTCTATGCCCTGCTTTCGGAATGGGGTCTTAAAGAAAAAGATGCAGAGGAACGGGAACTGGATTTGATTCCACCTCAAAAACAAGAGGCAGCAAAGAATGCGGACGGTTCGAGTCTGCCAGCAACGCCGATCACCGAACTGCATGTCAAAATAGCCACTATGGAAAAAGAGATCCAGGACTACATTTCAGAGCTACGCGGGGAACGTGCAGAGAATAAGCGGCTTCTGAAAGAATTGGATGAAAAACAAAAAATGATTGAGGAATTGAGCACTGATCGCTGGATGCTCCTGAACACAATTGATCAGGCCGTAGAACAAGGACAGCAGGATGATCCTGTAAACCACCCGGTACACTATGCCACCGGAGGCATTGAGACAATCGATATCATTCGTGCCAAGCTGACCACAGATGAGTTCGTTGGATTCTGCAAGGGCAACGTGCTCAAATACGTTACTCGTGCGAGTCTCAAGGGCGGAGAAGAGGATCTACGTAAGGCCGCCAAATATCTGGAATTTGCGGTCGGAAATGGACATTTTCATCCAGTAACTGAGGAAACGTGATAATAGCATATCGTCAATGCGAGGAAAGATGTGGTCCAGGAATGTCTGCTGCAACAGCATTCCTGGTAGATACCGAAAAACTTAGGAGGTTTGTATCTATGCTATCAGATGCGATTTCAAAATTGAAGACTGAAATAGAAAGCGAGAAGAAAAATCCGTACATCAAAGTGATCGGTGAATTTCTGATTCATCACCTTGAAGCTAATCCGGATCAGGCAGAGAAAGTGATGGCTGCAGACAAGACAATTGGCAAAAGTCTGGAAGCAATGAAGGCCGAGGCGAAGAAAAAACAGCAAAACGGCATGGCAATGTTGACGGATGCCGAAGGCTTCGCAATCGTGCTCAAATATTTCGGGATCGAGGGTGCGCCTGCTTCTGCTCCAACTGTAACGGTCCCTACTCCAAAGCCAATCGAACAACCAGCCTCTGCATCGGATTTCGATATCAAGCTGGACGATTTTCTGTAAGGAGGGGTGAACATGTCGCGCGATCAAATCAAGAATGAAGCGTTTCAGCGCTTTATCGCTCATTTCCCCGAAGGGGTTAGCGAAGAGATAAAGGACTACGTTACCAACCACGCTTTATTGCACAGTCGATACATCTTCACTCGTCGGGTAAGTGGCATACAGTTCGGCTATTGCACGCATTGCGAACAGGAATACATGTCCCAGGACTACCTAAAACCTGGTTCAAAAGTGACCTGCAAGAAATGTCAATCCTATTGCACTGTTAAAGCGAGCGGATTAAGCCGGAAATATCTTCGCGACTCTGCGTATGTCGTTTACTACGAGAAGTCACTTGTTAGCAAAAACGCCATTATAGCAAGGGGATTCTATGTGGAACGTGATTTTACCGGAGGTTACTACCAGGTGCAGACGAAGTATACGCCCATATACCGATACTTGTTCGAGCCAGGTAACAGTGAAGGGTATTACGCATCCAATTATCGAGGCAAATGGGTCAAGGATGACAAGGTTCGATCCTGCTGGCGTGAATACTCGTATTCCTTTGAAAAGCATTGCTGCTTCGAAAGCATTGTTACTGCGGTTGCAGGCACACCCTTTCAGTACAGCACATGGGAGCATTATACAAACATCTATCACGACCCGGATATGGTCAAGTTCTTCGACCTCTACTGCAAATCCCCGTGCGTCGAATTCCTGACTAAAGCAGGCATGCGGTATTTCGTCAGCGCAAAGATCACCGGAAACGTTACATACGGGGCGATTAATTGGAAGGGCATTAAGGCCCAGGAAGTTCTGAAACTTAACGGGCAACAGATTAGGGAAATTCGAATGCATAAAGGTGAATTGCATCCGTTGACCCTGCGTCTACAGCAGATCGTATCAAAAGACGGGTCAAAACTTAGCTTGTCTGAATTGCATGAGATCGCTAAGAAGTACGACGCGTGCTTCGAAGATTTGAAAAGAATTCTGAAATACACATCATTGCGAAGAGCGATTAACTACATCGAGAAACAGTCAGCTATTGAGAGAAAGAATAGACGCGACAGTGGCCCGATGGCAGTCACTCGTACCTTTCGAGACTATATTGTCGATTGCAAGGAGCTTGGACTAAACCTCAAGAGTGATCAAATTCTCTTTCCGAGAAAGCTGCATGAGGCTCATCAGTACACCTTGAAGCAAGTCAAAGATAATTCGGACGAGCTGCTCAACGCCAAGATCAAGAAACGAGCGGAATCCCTAATCAAAAACAAATTCGAACGCGACGGCTTGCTGATTCGCCCTGCGAATAGCGCGACGGAGCTGATTGCCGAAGGGAAAGCCCTTGAACATTGTGTCGGTCGATATGTAGATAATTACGCCAAAGGTAAAACAGACCTATATGTCGTTCGCAAAGTAGCTAACCCTGACAAGCCTTTCTACACACTGGAGGTTCAGAAAGGAAAAGTAATACAGTGTCGAGGGCTAAAAAACTGCTCAATGACAAAGCCAGTTCAGGAATTCATAGACGTATTCAGTGAAGAAAAGCTGACCAAGAAAAAGCGTGTTGAATCCACGCAACCGCAGGAGGTAGCCGTATGAGTGAATTGGTAAGAAGTGCAGAAGTTATTGCGGCGGAAATCCGTAGCATCGATGCACAGACCCGAGAAATCGTCCTACGCAGCGCCATAGAGATCGGTAATCGTCTGAATGAGGCCAAGGAGCTCGTGGCTCATGGTGAATGGGGTGCGTGGCTGGAAGCAAATGTTCAGTATAGCCAATCTACTGCCAACAACTTCATGCGGATCGCGGAGGAATACGGGTCAAATTTCCAAGCGATTGAGAATTTGACCTATACAAAGGCGCTGGCTTTGCTGGGGGTGCCTGCTGACGAACGTGAACAGTTCGCACAGGAGAATGACGTTGATAACATGTCGGCTCGTGAGCTGCAGCAAACAATCAAGGAAAAGAAGCAGCTCGAGAAGGAACTAAGAAAAATCCAGCAGGCAGCGGAGAAGGAACGCAAAGAGCGTGAAGCTCTTGCGGAACAGGTAGCGAAGTTACAGACGGAATTAGCTGACGCGAAGATACTGGGTGATGCAGAAGAGGCGCAGAAACTGCAAGAGGCGCTGCACGTGGCACAAGAAAAAGTGAAGCAGCTCGAAAAGGATTTGAAAGCTCAGCCGATAGACGTGCCTGTCGTCGTTGAGGTGGTTCCGCCAGACATCGAAAAAGAACTGGCTGAGCTTCGGAAGATGGCAGCTCAGCCAGGTAACGAGACGCTGGTAAAGTTCAAGGTGCAGTTCGAAGGACTCGGGGCGCACTTCCGCGATCTGCTGGCTACACTGGCAAAGATTAAGACAGCCGATCCAGAAACGCACGAAAAGTACAAGGGTGCAGTACTTGGACTGATCAGTAAGATGTCGGAGAACGTACGATAACAGTATGTTATTTCTCAGAATTCACTTCATTTTCATTAAAAGACATAACTGTTTGCTCAATAGATTGACCGATATCCGCGATGGCTTCCCTTACTTTTTCGGGATACATGCTTATGAACGCACCTATGAATATACCAAGAATACAGAAGGCAAAGCCCGTGATTATAGAACTTCGATTTGATTCTTTGAATTTTTTGTCGACGTAATTTTTTATCATTGCTTCTGACTGAGCATTTTCTTCTCGGACTACCTCTCGAATTTGATCGATTGTAACGTCAGATGCTTTTGCGATTGCAATCTTGAGATCATCTGATGGTGTTTCTGGCATGCTGTCAATATGTGTCAAAACAGAGCTCGATAGAACGGTAACAAGTGCAGGGGAGTCGGCGTAGGTACGCAATGTCTTCGAAAGGTTTAAGAAAACTTTATCCAATTCGGGTTTCAGTGATAGATAGTCGGATTGAAGTTGACTAAGTATTGTATTGCTGAATTCCTCAGAAATACGCTGCCATTCCTGAACACCCTGAATAAACGTAGGCGGTATCTCGATCTTTGGAAGGTTTAAACCTTTAATAGTCTCAGAAAGAATTTTTAATTGCTCGTTAACTTCTGACATATCTACCTTTACACCCTTAATTTCGATGCTCAAATTATTCAAGTTATTAGACGTCATTATGAACCTCCAGATTAAAGAAATTGGGATGATAGTAAATTCGACCTAACTGCCCCTTTTCCTGTAAAAAGGGTGTCCCGGCTTTTAAACAGATGAAAGGATGGCCGCCATGAATTACGACCGACAACTAACCATTTCCTCCGCTGGCAGCCGCAAGGCGACGCACTGGCCAGCGCAACAAATTTACTGGTCGGAGCTGGTGGAGCGACTGCGAGTTGCGGTTCGCGGCACCGAAACACTTGCCGAATATCTGCAGCTGTCAAAGAGCAAACAGGATGACCTCAAGGACGTCGGCGGCTTTGTAGCAGGAACGCTTGCAGGTAATCGCCGTAAAGCAAACGCCGTCACCAGCAGGGACATTATTACGCTTGACCTCGACAACATCCCTGCTGGCGGCACAGCAGAAACCTTACGCCGTCTGGAAGCCTTGGGGTGTGCCTATGCGGTGTACTCTACTCGGAAGCACGAAGAGGCCAGGCCGCGCCTCCGGGTACTTGCTCCATTCAACCGAACCGTTTCTGCAGATGAATATGAGCCGCTTGCGCGTAGACTCGGCTCCATCATCGGAATAGAGCTGTGCGACCCGACGACGTTCCAAGCGGTCCGGCTCATGTACTGGCCGAGCTGTTCAGCAGATAGTCAGTTTATCTCTCACTATGCGGACAAGCCTTTCCTCGACGCTGATGGGCTGCTTGCGACATACACAGACTGGCGTAACGTAAATGAATGGCCACAAGTTCCAGGAGCGCAGCAGGCTCACATTCGTCTGGCGGCAAAGCAGGGCGACCCAACCGAAAAACAGGGTGTCGTTGGTGCATTCTGCCGACAGTATGACGTCTACCGTGCAATAGCAACCTTTTTGCCGGGAGTGTACATAGAGACGGACGACGGATCGGGGCGGCTTACCTATTCAGGCGGTAGCACGACGGGTGGAGCGATCGTATACGACGACGGAGCTTTCTTGTACAGTCACCACGCTACAGACCCGGTAGGTGGCCGACTCGTAAACGCGTTTGACCTGGTTCGGCTTCACAAGTTTAGTGAGATGGACGATGATGCAGCGCCAGGAACTCCGACGAATCGGCTCCCGTCTTTCACGGCCATGTGCGGTTTTGCTCTTCAAGATGCCGGTGTGGCAACGCTGCTAAATCAAGAGCGTTATCAAAAGGCAGTGCAGGACTTCGGCAATCTTCCAGCAACAGAAGAGGAGACGGCCAACTGGATCAGCAAGCTGCAGGTGAGTGCGACAACAGGGATGCCAGCGAAGACGACTGACAATGTGCTGATCATCATGGAGCATGATCCACTGTTAAAGGGGAGGCTTGCTTTCGATGAATTCGCCAACAGGGGAGCCGTGCTGGGGCCGTTACCGTGGAACAGTAGCACAGAGCGGCGTGGGTGGTCCGATGTGGACGACGCTGGGCTGAGACATTACCTGGAGCGTACATACGGCATAACGGGTAAAGAGAGGATCTTCGATGCGGTCGCCTTGTACGCCCACAGGCACACATTTAATGAGGTGCGGGATTGGCTTGTGAGCCTGAAATGGGACGGCGTGAAGAGATTGGACACGCTGTTGAGCGACTATCTTGGAGCTGCAGACTCGATTTACACCCGAGCAGTCTCCAGAAAATCGTTGGTGGCCGCTGTAGCGCGTGCGATGAATCCAGGATGCAAATATGACCAAATGCCGATTCTGGCAGGGCCTCAAGGGCTGGGAAAGAGCACATTTTTGCGCTTGCTGGGTAGGAAATGGTATTCCGATAGCCTACAGACGTTTGAAGGGAAAGAGGCGTCTGAAATGATACAAGGCATCTGGATTAACGAGATTGGCGAGCTGACGGGGATGTCAAAATCCGAATCGAATGCCGTCAAGCAGTTCCTGAGTCGGACAGAGGACATTTACAGAGAGCCGTTTGGTCGTCGTACGAAGGCGTTTCCCCGGCAGTGCGTATTCTTTGGAACAACCAACGACAGTGAGTTTTTAAAGGATAAAACCGGGAACAGACGTTTTTGGCCAGTGGATGTCGGCGTGCAGCCGGTGACAAAAAGTGTTTTCGTCCATCTGGAAGATGAAGTCCAGCAGATTTACGCAGAAGCCTTTGCATATTGGCAGATGGGAGAGGCGCTGTATCTCACAGGAGAGGCAGAGGCAGAGGCTAAACAGCAGCAGGAGGCCCATCAGGAGAGTAATGCAAAGGAAGGCATCATACGCGAATTCGTGGAACGGCGGGTGCCGATTGGCTGGGATAAACGTTCATTGGGTGAACGTCGACTTTATTGGTCCGGGGAGTTTGGCCGGAGCGACGAGGGCACTGTGGAACGGGATCGGGTTTGCGCCGCAGAGATTTGGAGCGAATGCCTGGGAGGCGATATCAAGTTTATGAGGCGATCAGACACGATGGAAATAAACGGAATATTGGCTTCTATTCCAGGGTGGAAACGTCACAACGCTACAGCGAGATTCGGTTGTTACGGACCACAAAAAGGCTTTATAAGGTTGTAACTTTCTGTTGTAACTTTCTACGTTTTTGTAACTTTCTCTTGTAACTTTGTAACTTTGATTTCCTAGAAAGTTACAGAGAAAGTTACAGCCCTGAAGCCGCGCCGCTGTAAGCATTCCTATCTATTTGTAACTTTGTAACTTTGATTATCTATATAAATCATAAATAGAGAGAATAGAGGATTCGCGTAACGCCTAATACGCCTAAATCGCCTGTACACGCATATATAAGGGATTTTAGGTGACAAAGTTACAACCTCTATTTTTTCGAGGGAGGTAAACATGCGAGAGCGTGACATTGAGAAGTATTTACGTGAACAGGTGAAGGCTACAGGTGGACAAGCTTACAAATTCACGTCTCCTGGAAATGCAGGTGTACCTGACAGATTGGTTTTGTTTCCCGGAGGAAAAATAGCTTTCGCTGAGTTGAAAGCGCCGGGCAAAAAGCCGACTGCTTTACAGCTTGTGCAATGTAAGAAAATCCGTGATTTAGGTTTTCCTGTAGAGATCATCGACAGTAAAGCAGAGGTAGACGGATTTATTAGGCAGTATGCAGGAGTGAAAAAGCAATGAAGTATGTTCCACATGCCTATCAGCGATATTGCATTAACAGGCTACTGACCGATGAGGCATTGGGGTTGCTACTTGATATGGGTTTAGGTAAAACCGTCATCACCCTGACTGCCATAAACGATTTGAAATATAACCGATTTGCCGTCAACAAGGTATTGGTAATCGCGCCTAAGAAAGTTGCCGAGGCGACTTGGAGCAAGGAAGCAGCGAAATGGGACCATTTGAAGCTGTTACGAATAGCGCCAGTGCTTGGAAAAACTCAAAAACGAATTAGGGCATTGAACACGCCAGCTGACGTCTACGTTATTAATCGTGATAATGTCGCATGGTTGGTTGAGTATTACCGCAACGCCTGGCCGTTTGATATGGTTGTGGTTGACGAATTGAGCAGCTTTAAGAACCACCAGGCCCAGCGTTTTAAAGTATTGACATGGGTTCGCCCCCACATTAAGCGTATTGTCGGACTGACCGGAACACCAGCTCCGAACGGGTTACTGGATCTTTGGGCGCAGGTGTTTCTATTGGATCAAGGGCAGCGGCTGGAAAAGTTCATCACGCATTATCGTACACGGTATTTTGAGAGGAACTACAACGGTTTTGGATATACTGCCAAACCCGGTGCAGATGAATTGATTCAGCAAAAAATAGCCGATATTTGCATCAGCATGAAGGCAGAGGACTATTTGGAACTGCCAGATGCAATTACGAACGTCATTCCGATCGTGCTGGATGATAAAGCCAAGAAACTGTACGAACGGATGGAAAAAGAGCTACTTTTGCAGATCGAAGATACGGAAATCACAGCTACCAGCGCCGCTGTGTTGACTGGAAAGTTGCTACAGTTGTGCAATGGGGCCCTGTACGACGAGGATCGGCAGGTACACGAGATCCATGATAATAAGCTTGAGGCGTTCATGGAATTGATCGAGCAACTAAACGGCAAGCCAGCTTTAGTGTTTTACAGCTATCAGCATGACTTAACTCGAATCAAGAAGGTTTTGGAAAAAATGAATCTTCGAGTAAGAGAGATCAAAACGCCACAAGATCAAGATGACTGGAACGCTGGAAAAATCGACGTAGGGCTGGCACATCCCGCAAGCACAGCCTACGGACTTAACCTACAGGACGGCGGAAATCATGTCGTATGGTATGGATTGACATGGAGCTTGGAACTGTACCAGCAGGCAAACAAACGTCTGCACCGCCAAGGACAAAAGCAAAAGGTCATTCTACACCATCTTGTTGTACAGGGCGGAGCTGATGAAGATGTCATGGATGCGCTTGAGTCAAAGGCAACCACACAAGATAAGCTGTTGGAAGCACTGAAAGCAAGGATCGATAGGATAAGCGCATAGCAAAATCCCAAGCGTTTGGGAATTTCAACAGAGAGGGTGAATACGAATGACACAGAAACAAGCACTAAGCCCTGAAATGATCGAAGAGATTACGCGCACTACGCTACAAGTGATGAAAGATTTTCAGGAAAAAGAGAAACAAAAGCAGCAGAAGGAAAAACGGGACTGGCGACTTCGCAATACAAAGCTGCTGTTAAAACATTACCGATCATTCGTGAGCCATGTGGAAGGAGCTAAGGAGAAAGTCAAAGTTACTGCCCATGATTATGCGGAAGCCATGGAGAGCCTGCACACTCAGGAGTTAGCGCTAGAATCAATCAAGCGAAGCACGCAACGGACGATGGTTATGGTCAAGTTCGTCCAGAGGATGCTTACTGTTTACGAATCGATGTGCTTGACGTCTGGACATCCGGAAGATTGGCGAAGGTATCAAATCATCCATGCCATGTATATATCCGATGATAAAATGACGGCTGAACAGGTTGCAAAATGTCACTTTATCGAAACGAGAACCGTGTACAGAGACATCAATGAAGCCTCTAAAACCTTGTCCGTACTGGTTTTTGGAGTGGATGCTATCGAATTCGCCTAAGTCAATTGCACGTCAATTTCGTGTCATTTCGGCGTCAGTCGTTCCGTGTTACTATGATAACATCGAAAAAATATGAACAGCGAAGCGTACGAGCCATCCGGCATAACGGGTGGCTTTTGCTATGGGGTCTGATATGCCAGTAAAACCGAAAAGACCATGCAATAAAGCAGGCTGTACTAAGCTTACGGAAGATAGGTATTGTGAGGAGCACCAGCATTTACAGCAGCAGAACAGGAATAGGCAGCAAAGGAACTACGATAAGCATAGACGCAACAAACAGTCGAGTGACTTCTACCACAGCAAAGAATGGGAAGCAGTAAGGAACGCAGCTTTGCAACGGGACTATGGCTTATGTCAAGACTGTATGCAGGAGCAGCGTATCACACAGGCCGATGTAGTTGACCACATTCAGCCGATCAGTCTCTATTGGGATTTACGTCTAAGTCTGGACAATCTACGGTCGCTGTGCCATTCACACCACAACAAGAAGACAGCAGAGGACAAAAGGAAGTATGGAGGGAAAAGGCAATGGGTTTCTTTTCATGGCTAAGAGGCAAGGACGAACAAGAGAAGGACTGCACATCGTGCGTGCATTACACGGAGCATCGAACGTCTGACAAACTTCTTCCAAGCAAGGTTGTCATCCCAAGTGAAGTGACTAGTAGGGTGTGTATCAAGGGTAACTTTGAATTGACTGATCTGAACACGTGTCCACTCTTTAAGGAGCTTCGACCTGGTGAGTATAGGAGTATGCGGATTGCCCTGCCACCGATCCCACCACCCAAGCACCCCAAAGGGTAGGGGGAGGGTCAAAAATTTACAGGCGTCATTTTATAGACCGCCTCGCCCTCCTCGCACGAATTTTTTTCGTTTTTTCGATTTTTTTCAGAAATGAGGTGAGCCCTCGTGGCAGGAAGACATGCAAAACCAGTTGCTCTACATCTGGCAGAGGGCAACCCGAATCGATTGACCAAAGAGCAAATCCAGCAACGGAAGGACGCAGAAGTCAAGTTAGGAGCTCAAGACCTTAAGAAATTGAAAAAGCCAGGCTACGTCAGCAAGGACAAGATTGCAAATCGTATCTGGAATGAGTTGGTAAAGGAGTATAAAAGTGCGGCTGATCAAGGAATCGAACTACTGACCAGCTCAGACGTTGGCACGCTTGCATTGTACTGTAAGACGTTCAGCGAATATGAGCGTCTGCTTGTGCAATATCAGCGACTTGAGAACATTGCCATCGATGAACACATCCTTGATGAATACATTGGCCGTGCCGAAGCGGTAGACGAGGTGAATTACAAAGCTCTCCGTTACCTATCCCAGCTGGCAAGTATTGAAGGCATTCTCAAAATCGAATCGGCAATCAACAAGAAGATGGATATGTTGCTAAAAATGCAAGATCGTCTTTTTCTGAATCCGTTGGCCAAAGTTAAAAACGTCCCCAAGCCGAAAAAGGAAGAGAAAAAATCAGCAATGGCGCAATTCTTAAACAGGCGTGGTAGCCATGGCTCATGATGAGCAGCGAGCACTTGAACCAATTGAGTTTATGGGGATGCTCAATGGCGTCGATGATTTTTATGGACAACCTCTAGTTTTACTCGATTGGCAGCGTAGCTTGCTATGGGATGTTTACGGCACGGTCAACGAGAGTGGCTACCGCCAATATCGCTACGCCTATCTGGAAATGCCAAAGAAAAACGGCAAGACGACAATGATTGCCGGATTAGCCCTATATCATTTGGTTTGTGACGGCCCAGGAGGGCAGATTTACTGTTGTGCAGCTGATAAAAAACAAGCTGGGCTGGTTTACAAAGCAGCTGTCGGGATGATCGAGCAAGACCCGGAACTGGAAGCGCTGCTCAAAGTTAAGGACAGTAGCAAAGAGATTATAAATCGCGAAACGGGCACGACGCTTGTCGTGTTGTCCGCCGAAGCCTACTCGAAGCACGGTATTAATCCGACCGTTGTCATCTTCGACGAGTTGCACGCTCAGCCAAATCGAGACTTGTGGGACGTTATGACTTTCGGTGCGGGAGCGGCAAGGAAGGAACCACTGTGGTGGGTTATTACTACGGCTGGAGATGACCCGGATCGGCATTCAATCGGGTTTGAAATACACGATAAGGCACTCAAGTTTTTATCTGGAGAACTGGTTGATCCGACTTGGTATGTTCGAGTTTATGGTATTCAAGATGACTTCGGCTTCGATCCTGACAAGCCAGAGGAGGACATTTATGACGAGGCTTTGTGGTTTAGGATTAACCCGAGTTTGGGGCATACGATCAGCATTGAATCTGTCCGTCAAGAGGCCGTTTCGGCACGAAATAGCGAAGCGTCGGAGAAATTATTCCGTTGGTTGCGGTTAAACCAATGGATATCACTGAAAAAAACGGGGTGGCAGCCTTTGACACTGTGGGATCATACGGAAGGGAAGTGGGGACGATCGGAACTGGTGGGCAAACGATGTTATCCTGGTACGGATTTGTCCAGTACGACAGACATAACGGCAGCTTGCTATCTGTTTCCTCCTCAGAATGGCATACCTGATTGGCGAGTCATCTTTGATGCATGGATTCCCGAAGACAACATGAAAGAAAGGGTTCGGGTGGATAGGGTTCCCTATGACAAGTGGGTTGCGCAGAAATATTTACACACCACTCCAGGGAATGTTGTGGACTATGACTTCGTTGAGGCTCGCATACTGGACGCAAATAAGCAATACGACATTCAAACATTGGGCACCGACCAATGGAACAGCCGCATGCTTTCTCAGCGGCTTATTCGTGGTGGTGTCGATGTCGTTGAAATCCCCCAAAACATGCAGAACATGAGCCCTGCTATGAAGATGATCGAGCAGCTCATGAAGCGCGGTCTTATGAGCCATGAAGCAAATCCCGTTGCGCGTTGGTGTTGGGGGAATATCGTTATTGCAGTGGACGGCAATGAAAACATTAAGCCAATGAAAAACAAATCTCGTGAGCGCATAGACCTGATCGTCGCCATGATCAATGCGATGGCAACGGCCATGCTATTTGAGGAGATCGATTTGAACGTTGGAGAGTTCGCAGAAGAAGAATTCTTAGACAAGCTTTGGGGAGGAGCACTAATATAAAGGGATTAGTGAAATTAATGTAGAATTTTTCCTTTTACAATTAAGTTTAGGGGGAAAATCCGTGATTCCTGAAAATGTAAGTGAGTTGATGACGAAAGCACAGTTGTACCAATCATTCACATTAAGCGATGATACCGAAATCGACGCTTTGTACGAATTTCTTTTTATGGATTCAAAATACGACTGCTTCTGCACAGAATGCGAAAAAGATTCAACATTTCGAGTTGTGGCGTCTCGAGATTATCCAAAAACTATCGGCGTTAACCAAATGCTGGAATCTAGACTTGCAACTTTGCAAGGTTTGCAAGTGGTGGGATCTTTTTGTATGCGAAACTCGACTCATCATATGGTCCACTTGTTTATTGTTATAGATACTTCAGTGGTAAAAGTCGGACAATATCCTTCTATAGCAGATATATCTTCACCTAGTATCAAAAAGTATAGAAAAATACTTGGAGAAGAAAAGTATAGAGAATTTAGTAAAGCAATAGGATTAGCTTCCCATGGCGTTGGAATTGGATCTTTTATTTATCTCAGACGTATTTTAGAGAGCCTGATCGAAGAGGCTCACGATGCGGCAAAAGAAGTCCCTGGATGGAACGACGAAGAATACCAGCAGGCGAGAGTAACGGAAAAAATTGTCATGCTAAAAGAGCACTTACCAACGTTCTTAGTCGAGAATAAGGGAATGTACTCTATTCTAAGCAAAGGAGTTCATGAATTAAGCGAAGCCGAGTGTAATGAGATTTTCCCTGCAATGCAAATTGGCATTGAGCTTATACTAGATGAAAGAATTGAGAAGTTGGAAAAGGAAGAAAAGATAAGAATTGCCTCAAAAAACGTTGCTTCGATATTAGGAAAATTGAAATCTTAAATATCCACAAATTTAGGTCGCTTATATAAGCGGCTTTTTCTTTTGGCTCTGAAAGGAGGGAGGTGCAAATGTGAATATCAAGACAATAGCACGGCGTTGGCTTGGGATTGAAAAGCGTGAAACCTTAGAACTTAACGTGGATGATCGTCGGCTCCTTGAAGTTCTAGGGATTGACATTGGCGATGTGAACGTAAAAGGGAAAAATGCTCTCAAAATCGATACGGTTTATGCGTGTATCCGTATTCTGTCAGAATCTGTAGCGAAATTGCCGATCAAAGTATACCAGGAAGACGAATCAGGGATTCAGAGGCAAACGCGGCACCCGGTTTTCCAACTACTCCGGCTACGTCCAAATCCGTACATGAGCTCCTTCGATTTTTGGAAATGCATCGAGGCGCAATGCAATGTGTACGGCAATGCGTATGCCAGTATTGAGTTTGACCGACGCGGAAGAATCGTAGGATTGTGGCCGATGGATGCAAGCCGGGTCAAAATATGGGTAGACAACGACACAAGGGCAAGCGGCATCACCACAAATCGCTCAAGTCTTTGGTACGAAGTCAATCTGGGGTACGAACAGCGTAAAGTCATGCCCCATGAAATCCTGCATTTTAAAGGCGGCGTTACGCTCGACGGGATTGTTGGGTTATCGGCTCTGGAAATGCTCAAAGGCACACTCGAAAACGGGGCATCGGCAAACAAATTCATTAACAATTTCTACAAGCAAGGGCTTCAAGTCAAAGGGATAGTGCAGTATGTCGGCGACCTCGATGAGAAGGCAAAGAAAAATTTCCGCGAGAAATTTGAAAACATGTCATCCGGGTTGAGTAACAGTCATCGGATTGCATTGATGCCAGTTGGCTATCAATTCGTTCCGATCGCATTGAACATGCACGATGCACAGTTTCTCGAAAACAATCAGCTTACAATCCGCCAGATCGCGGCAGCGTGGGGCGTTAAAATGCACCAGTTGAACGATTTGGATGCAGCCACCCATTCCAATGTTGTCGAGCAGCAACGAGGGTTTTACACTGACACGTTACAACCGAAGTTGACGGGATACGAGCAGGAGTTGACTTGGAAGTTGCTCCTTACCGACGAGATCGAAGCGGGGTTATTCTTTCGATTTAATGTCGATGCGATCCTACGTAGTGATATCAAAACCAGATATGAAGCGTATCGAATCGGGGTGCAAGGTGGCTTCATGACACCGAATGAGCCGAGAGCACTGGAGAATCTGCCTCCAAAAGAAGGCGGTGATCAACTGTTGGTAAACGGCAGCGTGGTCCCAATTACAGAGGCTGGTAAGGCATATCAGGCGAAAGGAGGTGGGGGAACTGGCACAGGAGAAAAAGACGACTCAAACAAAGGAAGTCAGGGCGATGCCAGTAAAGCTTGAGATTCGGGCAAGTGAGGGCGACGATAGTAAGCGGACGATTACGGGCGCAATCAAGTACGACACGGATAGCGCTGATATGCGTGACTGGTATGGTGACACAATCGTGGAGCAGATATCAGCAGGGGCATTTACTGATAGTTTGGCAGTTCGTCAGGTTGTTGGTCTGTGGAGCCATGACACTTCGCAGGTATTGGGTAATACCAAATCAGGTACGTTGCGTGTGATGGACAGTTTAAAAGAGCTTCGCTTCGAGTTGGACATCCCGAATACGACTGTTGGGAATGATGCCTGGGAATTAATCCAACGTGGAGATGTCGACGGAGTGTCATTTGGGATGCGAGTCACTAAAGATAAATGGTCCAGCGAAAAGCGTGATGACAAGCGGATTTACAAGCGTTTGATTCTAAATGCGGAGCTATACGAAATCAGTCCTGTTGCTTTTCCAGCCTATCCAGCAAATGAAGTTTCTGCTCGTTCATTGGATGACTTCAAGGCATCGGAAAAACGGGCAGCAGACCAATATGAAAAAGAAAAAATGCTAATCGAGCTCGACCTTATCAGTTGAGCTTTTGTTTTGCCAAAAATCTCATGAGGTGATCAAATGACAAAGGAATTGCGAGCGCTGCTCCAGAAACTGGACACCGCAAAACAGGAAGTACGTACCATGTTGGCTGATGATAAAACCAACGAAGCAAAAGAGAAAATGGAGGAAGTTCGTAGCCTACAAGCCAAAGTGGATTTGCAACGAGAGCTTGAGGACACAGAGGCGCGAGGACTCGGTGGCCTGGAACTAGACGATAAGGGAAACATTGAAGAACGAGACATGCAAGAATTGGAGAAAGAGTACACAGGAATTGTACTTCGGGGAATTCGACGCAGAGGAATCAATGATGAAATGCGCTCTGTTATTCGGGAGTATGAGCGCCGAGCAGTTATGAACGAAGGGGGAACAAATCCGGCTATAGCCGACGGTGATGTGGGAATCCTTGTTCCAAAGGACATTCAAACACAAATTAATACATTAATGCGTGATTGGAATGACTTGAGCCAGTACGTTACCGTCGAGAATGTCTCTACTCTATCAGGTACTCGTGTAATGGAGACCGATGCTGATATGACTCCATTTGCGGATATTGCCGAGTATGGACATATTCCAGAGACAGACAATCCGAAATTCACACCAATCGAGTATAAGGTCAAATCACGAGCGGGATATCTCCCATTGACGAATGATCTACTAGCTGACGCCGATGCCAACTTGATCGGCTATGTCACGAGCTGGATAGCACGTAAGGCAGCACACACACGAAACGTTCACATCTTGGCAAAACTCCAAACGCTGACGCCTAAAGCACTGGCTGACCTTAAAGCAATCAACAAAGTACTGAATGTGGACCTTGATCCAGCTATCAGCCGTTCCGCCATCATGCTAACCAACCAGGACGGTTATAACTGGTTAGACAATCAAGTAGATGGCAATGGTCGCCCGATCCTGATGGACGATTTCACACAACCTGGGCGTAAGCTGTACAAAGGTCGTCCGATTGCCGTAGTAAGCAATCGAAACCTGCCTTCCAGTGGCACGAAGGCCCCGATGTTTGTAGGGAATCTCAAGCAGTTCTTGGTGCTGTTTAACCGCCGATTCTTTGAACTTGCAAGCACGCGCGAGGGTGGCGATGCATGGCGTCGTAACACAACTGAAATGCGTACGATCATGCGTGACGATTACGTGAAGTGGGATGCAGCAGCAGCTGTATATGGTCAATTGGATATCACGCCAACGCCTTAAAATACAACGAATAGGGCCGGGCAACCGGCCTTTTTATGATTAAGGGAGGCGGTCAAAATGGTAGCGAAAGTGATTCAAGATTTTAGAGAACGATATCAGAACATGAAGCTATACCGTATCGGGGACACATATTCGCTGGACAACGCTGAACGCGTAGAGTATTTGGTGTCGCAAGGCTTTTTGAAGGTGTCGGAAGAGAAGGATGTTCCAGAACAGAAAGAGTTGACGTTCGAAGAATTCGCCGCCCTTGCAGCACCGGAGCAGAAAAAGGTTCTAGATGCATTAAAGATTGAAGGTGATGACAGTAATGCAGAAAAACGTGAGGCGTTATACAAGGCGCATCTTGAGAATGAGCCAAAAGAGCATGACGGGAATGTGAATGCCAATGGCAATATTGACGCTTGAGGAAACAAAGACCTGGTTACGCATCGATGGGGACGATGAGGACGGTATCATTCAAATCATAGCCAGCGCAGCCGAGGAATACCTGCATAACGCCGTTGAGGTTGTATTCGACGGTACTAATCAGTTGGCGAAATTGTATTGCCTCGTCCTTTGTGCTGATTGGTATGAAAACAGAGATTTGATCGGATCGCAGCCGTCTTCTGACAAAGTACGGTTTACGTGTCAATCCATTATGGCGCAACTCCAGCATAGCTATGCGCCGGAGGGGACGCCATGAAGCAGCTCGTTAATCGGTTAAATAAACGCATCACGATTCGTAAACAAACATGGATCGAGAACAGTATGAAAGAAAAGAAGCAATCCTGGATCGACTATGTCACGGTATGGGCAGCTATAGAACCTTTACGTGGACAAGAATCCCTTGTGGCCCAGAAAAGTGAGTCGACGGTCACCACTCGCATACGGATTCGCTTTCGAGAAGGAATAGAGCCTTCGATGATGATTGAATATCGCGGTATCTCGTTTGAGATCATGTACATTATCCATCCTGAATTCAATAAGCGGGAGTTGCAGCTGATGTGTAAGGAGAGAGGATGACATGTTAACACGCGTTCAGATAAACACAGCCATTAACGAAAAGCTCGATGCGGAGTTTCCGAGCATCCCAATCCAAAGCAGTGACGTAGAAGAAGGGTTTGCACGCCCTTCTTTTTTCGTGACGCTGGAGACGAACAGCGGAAATGGCGGGCAATTCAGCACACAACGGGACATGACATGTCGCATACTCTTTTTCCCTACCAATCGATACGACTACAAGGAAGAGGCTTACGATGTGCAGGATCGGCTTGAAAAACTGTTCAGCCTGAATTTTGCTGTAGCTGATCGCACCTTTACGATTGACGATTATTCCTCCCGTATCTTCGACAAAGTGGTGCATTACGATTTTGATTTTACTTTCTTTGATGACCCGGCAGTTGATCCATGCGCAGGAGAGAATACAGAGAAAATGCAGGAGTTGAAGCTCCGTGGCTGACTTTGATGTGGACGACAAAGATATCGAGGCATTCCGCCGCGATCTTGATAATTTGGTGAAGCACTTTCCGAAAGAAGCCCGACGCCTCATGATGCGATCCGGGAATCATGCCCGAAAGATTGTTCTCCGTAAAGCAAAACAATCTGTGATTGAGGACACCGGAAACTATTTCAAATCGATCAAGCGCGGCAAAGTGTGGGTGAAAGGAAAGGAGTACAAAGTACGAACCTATTCTCGATCACCCCACGCCCACCTGCTGGAATATGGCCACCGAATGGTCGGGCCAGAACCAGACAAGAAAGAACTAGGATATGTGCTTGGATTCAACATCTTCGACAAAGCTGGTAAGGAAATAAACCAAGATTGGAACGAGATACTTGATGAAGAGTTGTACAAGATTTTGAAAAAACTATAGGAGGCATGCTGCATGGGGCTACCTGAGATTTCGATTGTATTTTCCTCGCTGTCTGTTTCGGCTGTCCAAAGAAGCCAGCGGGGCATTGTGGCGTTGATTCTGAAAGATGATACAGGCAAATCTTTCACCACGAAGGAATACAGGTCCATTACAGACATCGATGCCACTGATTGGTCGGCAACGAATTTGGACTATATCAAAAAAGCGTTTCTAGGCATTCCATCAAAAATCATCGTCGAGAGACTACCGACAGCGGCAGCGGATTATAAAGAAGCTCTCGTACGACTTGGCGGAAAACGATGGGATTACCTAGCTGTTCCTGGTATTGGGGCTGCTGATGTCCCTGACATTGCCACGCAGTTAAAGACGTGGCGTGATGTAAACAAAAAGAAGTTCAAGGCAGTATTGCCAAACAGTGCCCCCGACTATGAAGGGATTATCGATTTTACGACAGAGGACATTGTTGTTGGAGCGAAAACCTATTCTGCATCGGAGTACACGGCACGGATCGCTGGCATTCTGGCGGGGATACCTCTTACGCGTAGCGCTACTTTCTACGAATTGCCAGAGGTTGAGGCGATTGCCGAAAGTGAAACCCCAGACGCTGACATTGACGCTGGGAAGCTCATCCTAATCAATGACGGAGAGAAAATCAAAATCGCGCGTGGTGTTAACTCTCTGACTACTACAACACCAACGAAAGGTCCTGATTTTAAGAAAATCAAAATCATTGAAGGGCATGACCTTGTAAAAGAAGATATTACCCGCACCTTTAATGAAGAGTATGCCGGGAAAGTAAACAATAGCTATGACAATCAGGTGTTGCTGATCACGGCTATTAATGCTTACCTTCGTGGGCTACAGGGTGAAGTGCTGGACCCAAGCGCAAATAACGCTATGGGGGTAGATATCGAAGCCCAACGGCAAGCGTGGGAATCGGTCGGCACTGACACGAGCGGGTGGGATGATCAAAAGGTCAAGACATCGAGTTTTCAAGATGATGTGTTTTTGGCTGGTGGCTTGAAGTTCCTCGATGCGGTAGAAGACTTGAAAATGGCAGTTCATGTTCATTAATAGGGAGGTGGTTTGAGTGTTAAAAAATAGTCCTACCAAAATCATCAACGGAACATATGGACGCATCTGGGTAGATGGAGAACTGTGGGCAGAAGTGGATAGCTTTGAAGCAAAAGTAACCATTCAATATGAGGAAGTTAACTTTGCAATGGATGGGGCCACCTATCAAAAAGCTATAGGTTGGTCTGGCGAAGGCTCCATGACAATCAAGAAAATCTACTCACGCGTACAACGAAAAATGGCTGCCGACGTCCGAAAAGGGATTTATCCTCGATTCGAAATAGTCGGTAAGGTAGAAGACCCGGAAGCACAAGGAGCGGAACGAGTGGCGATTCATGATGTCACGATTTCTGAGTTTATGCTGCTTAAGTTTGAGAAGAAAACGCTCAGTAGTGAGGAAGTTCCGTTCAAGTTCAGCGACTACGATCCAATCGACTTGATTCCAGCGTAAAACTAATAATTTGGGGGGAGATTAAAATGTCCAAAAAAATTACAATTGCAGACTTGATCGCTCAAAAAGAACAAATCAAAAAACGGAAGGCAAAAACGATTACTCTGTATGTGGAGTCGTTGGCTGGAGAAATTACCGTCCAAGAACCGAGTAAAGCGATTGCAACGGAAGCACTAATTATGGTTCATGACGAAGCACAAAGTGAAATGGCCGACCACCATCTTGTTTATCATTGTGTGAGTGAGCCAAATTTGAAAGATGCTTCGCTTCAGCAGGCCTACGGATGTGTAGAACCAATAGACATCGTTTCAATAATTTTTCGACCGGGTGAGATTGCCTCGATTGGCGGACTCGCCTTGCAACTTGCAGGATATCAAGTAGGCGTGCGAAAAGTTGACACTGAATTAAAAAACTAATCGAGGGTGATGCCGATTTTTACTTCTTGCACCATTATGTGCAGCGCGGTTTCGCCCTCGACTATTTATTAAACTTGGATTTGCTTACGAAAAGATTTATGATGCAGTCCATTCTTGTACACCTGAAAGAAGAGAGCAAAAAGTGGGGCGGATAAATTCCGCCCTTTTTTACGTGTCTTGTAGGACAGGCAACAGAAGTGGGGGGAGGTCTATGTGAGCGCAAAAGACGTAAGTAAAACCCTGGTCCTCAAAGACGGGGTAACAGGGACCCTACAAAAGATTATCGGAGGCACAGTCGCCTATAAAAAGCATTTGAAGGACCTGAAAAACGTTGGCGTTGAAACTTGGTCATCGATCAAGTCAGGTGCAGGCATGGCCGCTGTCGCCATAGGTGCTGCAGCAACAGCCATGGTCGGAATTGGCGTGAAAGCGAATATGACAGCCGAGACAGCAGAACGATCCTTTGGCATCCTGTTAAAATCTGCGGAAGACGCAAAGAAGATGGTCAAGGATTTACAAGTATTAGCTGAGACATCCCCATTTGACTTTGACGGTATGCAGCAATCAGCGAAAACCTTGCTGGGCATGGGGTTTGCTGGTAGCCAGGTTATCCCGATGTTACAACGACTTGGTGACACAGTAGCGGCAGTGGGAGGAAATACAGACCAGTTAAAAGGAATTGCCTTGGCGATCGGTCAAATCCAAACCAAAGGAAAAGTATCCGCCGAGGAAATGAACCAGTTAGCGGAACGCGGTGTCGCTGGATGGGATCTGTTGTCACAGGAGCTAGGGAAATCAAAAGTCGAGCTAATGAAGATGGCCGAAAACGGAGAGCTTTTTGCGGACAAGGCACTGCCGGCCATCATGACTGGTTTGGATAAACGTTTTGGCGGCTCCATGAAATCCATGTCAGACACTTTCGAATACACCCTCGCCAATATCAAAGAGTCAGGAACACGAATGCTAGCGGGAATGACGTCTCCTTTGTTTTTAGCTCTTAAGGAAGACCTGAGAGGAATACAGGCGTTTCTATCCAGCGACAGCGCGGCGACATGGGGTGCCAGTTTCTCGCAAGGACTGATGACAGCCTACAATGCGGCAAAGGCAACGTTTGGGGTAATGAGCGATATTGCGGTATTCGTTTCAAGTAACTGGTCCATAATCGGACCCGTTGTCTATGGGGTTGCTGGATCGCTTGTGGTCTATAAGATTGCTGTTGCAGGCGCGACACTTACCACAGCGCTATTCGGAGCTGAATCCACGTTTGCTACCGTGAAAACTGGACTGATGGGTACAGCAGCGCTGGTCACATCCGGACAGATCGGGATTTTGCGAGCTGCACAAATGGGGCTCAATGTGGTCATGGCTGCCAATCCAATCGGCTTTGTTATTACGCTGCTTGGACTCCTGGTTACAGCTGGAATTTATGTCGTGCAAAACTGGGATACCGTTAAGCAAGCTGCAAAAGAACTTTGGAATGTAGTCGTGGACTATGCAGAACAGGGTGTGAATAATTGGATTGGCCTAGCCAACACACTTTTAAGTGCATACGATTTTGCATGGAAAGGCATTGGGTTTGGAGCTGCACAGATGTGGAATGGGATCGTTTCTGCTGCTGAATGGGGCGCTAAAAATATGTTGGCTCCAATCAACGCAGCTTTGGAAGCAGTTGGTGGGCAACGAATCGATGTCAATTTTGGCGCTGCTCAATTCGATGCGAAGATGCCGAAATGGGAAACAAAGAGCATCATTCCCCAGGTTGATTTTTCAGCAGCAAAAGCAAATACCGGATTTACCGATGACCTGAACCAGACCCGGAAAGAGCAGCGCGAGGCAAGCGGCCAACGTGACAAGAAACTGATGGACGCACTGAATGCAAATACGAATGCGTTGGCGTTTAACACTGACGCAACAGCCGGAAATACCAAGGCAACAGACAAGAATACAAAGGCGACGTTACGTGATAATTTAAGCCCGGTAGATTTAGCAGACAGCTTGCTGGGACGAATTGAGCGTCATATGTGGAGCACATAGGAGGTGGTGACTTGATCAACGTGTTCTTGTCAATTAACAACAATGCAGAGGTCATGCAGCTGCCCGTGCCTCCATCTGAGTACAACGTACCGTCTCCCTGGGGCACGGAGCAGGTGGACGGGCTGCAGCAGTCGCTTCTACTGATCGGGCTGAAAGGACTACGATCTGTAGACATAAAGAGCTTTTTCCCCATTCGGGACTATCCCTTCTTGCAAAACCGCAATATGTGGGGAATGGCCTATGTAAATACAATTGAGCGCTGGCGCGAGATGCGGATTCCGATACGACTGGTCATCGTTGATTCGAAGGGAGCTCAATCGCTAAACATGGCGGTTGCTATTACGAATTTCGAACATGGTGTGGGGCGGAGCGGCGATATTGATTACACCTTACAAATGACTGAATTCCCATTCGTCAGCACAGCAAGGAGCTGAGACGGTGTTTCAATTACTGTTGATCAAAAATGACGGTCAGAAAAGCCACGACCTCACACCCCTGGTGGGCAGTATCTCATGGGACTCCAATCTGTCTCTTATGTCCGCGATGAATTTTGATGTGAACTGGACGGACGCAAAATTGTTCCCGGTTAACCCATGCGATCTTGGCGACGTCGTGCTGCTTCTCAAAGATGGTGAAGAGATTAACCGTGGTGTGGTTGTGAAAGAAGGACGACAGGGACGTAGTGCGATTACGTACACCGTATACGATTATGCCTGGTATCTTGGAAAGTCAAAAAGCGTGTACCAGTTTAATAAGGTCCCTGCATCACAAGCCATTACGAAGATTCTCAGTGATTTCGGTATGCTAATCGGCAATGTTCCAGACATGGCCACTCCAATCGACGACATTTTCTTGGAGAAAAGCCCAGCGGAAATTATTGAGACGATCTACAAGCTGCATGAGCGACGGAGTGGGAAACGATACAACGTCGAGATGCGGCAAGGGAAAATCTATTTCGAGGAAATGAAAGATTTGGTCATTAAGGGCACCTTCAAGCTGGCTGAGAACATCGCACCTGTGGACGTAATGGCAAACCCATTAGGTGCGGATCGCACGAGATCCATTGAGGAAATGCGGAACCGCGTGAAAATCCTAATCGAGCGAGACGAGAAGGAAAAGAACAAGCCAAAGTATGAGGTAGTGGCGATGACCCAAGATGAAGGGTTAATCCGGAAGTACGGGCTGTTGGAAGAGGTATTCAAAATAGATGCGGAAGACGCAGCAAAAGCGAGGGAAGTCTCTCGAATCCTGTTGAAGCGCCTGGCACGAATCCACGAGACAAACAGTATCCAGCTAATGGGTGACGTTGGTTTTAAAGCAGGCCGTCTGCTCGATGTAACGGAGCCGGTCACTGGCATGCAGAATCGATTTATGATTACTAGCGCCAAGCATGAAGTGAAGAACCAAATACACACGATGCAACTGGACTTGGCTTTGCCCGAGGACGTGAAATAGGAGGCGACTACGTGAGCAGCATTGATCGACTCGCTGAAATGTTTGTAAAGATGCACAACGATAACCGTAACCCGCCGAGTACAGCTCCGCGGGCGGGGACGGTTGTCTCAGTAACGCCTCTCAAAATTCAATACGGTGACAGTATTATCTTAGAGAGACGGCACCTGATTATTGGGGAAAGTCTCATGCCTGGTTACAAACGAACTATTGAGCTAACGGAGCTACAAATGTCTGGGCTAGACGAGAAGTACCCAGCAAAGATTTCGTTTTATCGAAGCAGCGGAGATATACAGGAGCGCATCACAAAGTTGGCCATTCCTATCACCGGTAATCCTGACAGTCAGGAAAATAAGATCAAGGCCACCATCACATATACCGACGGACTCAAGGAAGGCGACCAGGTCATTCTGCAACCGGACGAATCACTGAAATTGTGGTTTGTCAAAGATCGTGTATGGAAGGAGCCGGATGAATGAGTTTACCACAGATTGCTCAGTTGGAAATGCCGTCTACTCAGATCGCCCAGCAGATGAGGGTACAGAACGTTCATAAAACGTTTCTGTGGGACTTTGAAGCGGGTGATTTTGTTTTGAAAGATGGAAAGCTGATCGAGGTAACCGGATTGGAATACCTCAAAGTGTGGATCGAGAAAATACTTCGAACCGTTAAGGGGAGTTTGATCTACGCTGGAACAGAATACGGTAGCGAGCACCATTCGTTGATCGGCCAGAATTTTCACCCTGACTTTTCTCGGTCTGAATATGAACGGATGATAACGGAAGCTTTGCTTCAAAATGACGCGATTACGAAGGTGGACAACTTCTCGTTTACGCAAACAGGCTCCCGATTGGTAATCAGTGTTGAAGTGTCTAGTATTTATGGCACGGTTGAAAGGACGGTGAATGTCTAATGGTAGACGATAAACTAGCAGAGCTTATCCGTTTACGGTTGACGCAAGAGGACGTGTTTGAACTGTTCAAAGCAGCGGTAAATCCAATCATTGAGGAAACAGGAACCGCTGTAATAGCAAGTATTCGTGCAGCAGCGTTACGTGGCGAGAACATGTATACAGATTTGTACGGTAACTTGTTCCCGGCCCCCATCTCAAACGGAGAAATACATCGGCTTGTTCTACGTAAAATCGTCGATCAATATAACAGCCTGCCTGAACGTGCATTTGATGTAACGCTGGTCGAGCGACAAGGGGGAGCTAATGGCTACAAAAGACGAGATTCTAGCTGATCTATTAGCGGACATTCCAGATAAATATGACAAACAAGTTGGCGAGTTCATCTATGACGGACTGGCTACTGTGGCCGAACAGTTTGAAAAAACGGATGCGAAACTAGATGCCGTAAAAGATAAGCTCGGCATCGAAAATTTGAAAGGTACGGAGCTGGCACAGCGCATCAAAGAGCGTACCGGAATTGAACGTAAAAAAGCAACGCATGCAGTAGGAAGCGTCACGGTTACGGGAACCGGAACGATTTCTCTTGGTGATCTTTTTGAAACACCGGGAGGAGCACAGTTTCATGCAGTAGAGACAAAAGCAATTATGGCCAGTGGGACGGTAAAAGTCGAAGCGGTAGTCGCTGGATCAAGCGGAAATGTGCCAGCTAATTCAATCATTTTATTTCCGGTCACCCTTTCGGGTTTTACTGCAGTCACCAATCCAAGCCCAACATCAGATGGGTTTGATGCTGAATCGGACGAGGACCTGCTCAAACGATACTACCAACGCATTCGTACACCAGCTACGAGCGGTAACAAGGCTCACTATAAAAACTGGGCTATGGAAGTGCAAGGGGTAGGAGATGTCCGTATCGTGCCACTTTGGAACGGAGTCAACACAGTGAAGGTAATCATAATCGACAGCGATAAGAAGCCAGCAAGCCAAGCCATTGTGAGCGCTGTTCAAGATCATATCGATCCTGGTAGTACAGGGAAGGGTGAAGGACAGGCACCTATTGGAGCTCAGACTACAGTAGTGAGTGCTGCAGGTATATCGGTCAATGTCTCTATGAAAGTCACGCTGGCTGTAGGTTTTTCAGTGGAACAGGTTAGAAACAACATCATAGCATCCTTGACCGAGTACCTCAAAGACATCGCTTTTGTCGAATCAATTGTCAGCTATGCAAAAGTAGGGGCCGCTGTATTGAATAGCGAAGGGGTTGCCGACTACAGTAGTCTGCTCGTGAACAATGGAACCGCCAATGTACCCATTGAGGATGAGAAAGTGGCAGTCGTGGGGACGGTGACGGTTAATGTCTAGGACAGATGAAATGCTGAAACGATTGCAACAGTTCCAACGAAAATCAAAAGTCTACAAAGCCATTTTTGATGCAGAAGCCATTCAGCTAGACAACCGGGATGAAGCAATCGCCGACTTGCATCTGCAGATGTCTGTAGATACCGCAACCTGGGCTCTATCAATCTATGAGACAGAATTGGGAATTACAGTCGATACAAGCAAGCCGATTGATGAGCGCAGATCACTCATTAAATCAAAAATGCGCGGGACTGGTAAGGTTGATGCAGCCCTTATCAAATTGGTCGTGGATAGCTGGACAAATGGCGAAGTTGAAATCGAATTTGAAAACAGCACAATTACGATCACGTTTTCCAGTGTTGTTGGGATACCGCCAAATATCGAAGACGTTGAGATAGCGATTGAAGAAATCAAGCCCGCGCATTTGGCAGTGCTTTATGTATTCCTATTTAATCGGTACGAGCAATTACACGGCTACACCCATAACCAATTGGCAACACGGACCCATGAGCAATTACGATCATCTAATTTGCCATAGAAAGGGGAAAGCAGAGAGTGGCCAAATACACACCGAACTACCAATTAAAAAAGCCAGAAGGCAATGAGAATTACAACGTAGAAGACCAAAACGGCAATATGGATATTATTGATAGCAAACTTGCAGAGCTTTTTACGTCTGTCGGTAATGGGAAAAATCAAGTAAAGACCGCCATTATCGCCAAAGGGGGAACGGTTGCAGGGACTTCCCCCCACAGTTTTCAAGAGCTCGTAAATGGCGTGAACAGTATCGTTAAAGGACAAGGGAATGCTATTGAAAGCCAGGTACTTGAGGGAGTTACCTTCTCAAATTCTGATGGTACGCTACGGACCGGAACCATGCCGAATAACGGTGCCGTAAACATAACGCCAAGAACAACCGATCAGACAATTGCAGCAGGCTATCACAACGGCAGCGGAAAAGTAATAGGCGATCCGGATCTTGTTGCAGCCAACATAAAAGCGGGTGTAAATATTTTCGGTGTAGCCGGTAAGCCAAGTGTTGTTGATACAGCAGACGCAACTGCTGTTGCTGCAAAAATACTGGCAGGTGATACTGCATACGTAAATGGTACTCGGATTACTGGAACCATGCCAAACAAAGGCGCGGTTACTATTACGCCAGGAGCAACAGATCAAGCCATCCCTGCAGGTTACCATAACGGATCAGGAAAAGTTATCGGTGATCCTGATTTAATACCGGTCAACATTAAAAAAGGAGTGTCTATTTTCGGAGTATCGGGCACAAGCCCAGAGTACAAGAAAATGACACCCTATCATGACAACACCAACGCCAATACGTACCGTACTACTTGTATCACTGATGATCACTTTTATTGTTTGAACCCAGCAGCTAGAACGGTACGCAAGCATGATAGACGAACGGGTACACTTCTCAAGGACACTTACTATAATCCGTATAGTTGGTACCGCGGATTCTATGGAGAAGGGTTAATTGCATTAGTAAAAGATAGGTATGAGGTGGACATTTACGATGAATCATTGAGCTTGCTCCATAGAGTAACCTTATCAACATTGTCATCAAAAGAAATTGGAGACGTGATTGTTGCCAATGGGGCGCTATATGTGGTGTTAAATGATAATGGTAGATACCTCGGAATAAACAAATACGACTACTCAGGAAATCTGCTCGGAACCTATTCTTTCGGACCGTCCGATAGTTCTTCATTGTTACACCCTATTCTCTACAAGAACAATATCATTTCAATGGGGAACAACGCGACAATCAGTGTCTTTAGAATGGACTCTAATGGAATAAACTACTCGGGATATACAACTGAAAATCAAAGTACGATGATCATTTCAGCGTTCATAAACGATTACCAACTTTAGTGAGTTAGGGTATGGGACACATTGACGGTACTTCAATTAAACAATGCAGTTTCCAAAGGCTACATCAAAGAAGTGGAAAAACAAAATATCTTAACAACACCAAAATAAGCGCCTACTAGATTTCGAGAGGGCGTTTTTTTCATGGGGAGCTGCTAATGCGGCTCCCTTTACTTTTGCCCCAAGGGGGTGAGGAGGATGGATAGATGAGGTTTATTCAAAGCTTGGAAAACGTAACAACGCCAGCGAATGGTATTGCAGCAACAATAGGTGCTTTTTTAGCCCCAGCATTTCATTACTTCTATGGAACTGGTCGTACCGACATCCTGGTTGTTCTTCTTGTCATGAATGGCCTTGATTGGGTGACAGGGATTGCCGCAGCTAAAAAAGACCAAACGTATTCGTCCGAGTATGGGTTGTCTCGAATACCACGGACGCTATTTCTGCTTGCACTGCCGGCAGTAGCAAACCTACTCGATAAGGTTATGGGAACGCCAGGCTTCTTGTTCTACGGCGTGACATTTGGACTGATTTACCACACCTGGACGAGCCTGACTGCAAACGCACATCGAGCAAACTGGCCGATGCCCAAATCTATTGAAAAGCTGGTCGGTTCTGAAATCAAAGCCAAAGCGGAACGTGCCGCGAGAAAGGAGTACAAGTGATTATGATTCCTTTGATGAAAGAGTATCGAGTCACCAGTCCTTATGGTCCACGAAAGAGCCCTATCACCAAGAGAGATGAATTCCACACAGGAATTGACCTTGTAAAGCCAGCATACGCAAATATTCAAGCTTTCGTTGCTGGGACGGTTGTTTATGCATACATGGGGCAAACGGGTACTGGAGTCGGCGGTTTTGGAAACACAGTAATCATCAAAGACAAAGACAATTACCTACATATGTACGCACATCTCACAGATTACTGTGTTTCAGTTGGTCAGTTCGTCGCTCAAGGTCAGGTGATCGGACGGCAAGGTAACACTGGAAAATCCGCAGGCCAACACTTGCATTTTGAGGTTCGGAAAAATGGTCCGAGTTTTGGCTTTGGAAACCACGTTCATCCAGTGAAGTATGTCGACGATTTTTACGCAAAGGAATGTACCCAGCCAGAGAAAAAACCTGTTGATAAAGTGTCGATCGAGATCAATGGAAAGCTGCTGCCAGATCAAGGATACCTCAAAAGTGACGTTTCAATCCTTCCTGTTCGCGCGGTGGCAGAGGCTGTAGGAGTCACGCCAGGATGGTGCCAAGACAACAAGGCTGTGACAGTAAACGACAAGCAACTGAAAGTGACTATCGAGGCAAGGACATCTTATGCTCCAGCTCGGGAGCTGGCTGCCGCGCTTTGTCTGCAGGTTGAGTGGGATGGAAGTACAAATACAGTAATACTGAGAGGATGAGTTTCATGGATAAGACAACCAAAAAGAAACAGGGAGTTTTGATGATCGTCGGTGGCGTTCTTGCGATTGTTGGAGCAGGCTACGGGTTACTGACAGACGAACAAACCCAAGCGATTCAGCAGGCTCTTGAAATACTTTTAGCAGCGTTCTAAATGCAACTGCCCTTCTTCCGGATAAACGGGAGAGGGCTTTTTTATTTGCACGTTCGCACAGTATTCGATTAATATAGGAACAAACGTTCTGTTTCTGGAGGGATACGAATTGTCGATTAAAATTAATGACCCGATTGGAATGGGCTTCAAGCTACCGGAACACGTCGCAGAATTGATCAATCACGCTTATGAGAAAACTTTAGTACCAAAGCCAGAGCTAGAGGATGACGAAATGGTGGAGATTGACAGACTCATGCGTGCATCGATGACGGAAGACTTTGCCGTGACTGTTCGCTACTGGAAGGAAATGCGCCCCGGGCTTGGTGAAATCCATCAGATGTGGGGAGTGGTACAGAGGATTGATCCAGTGCGGAAACAGGCAAAAACCGTAAACACCACCGATATCATGTGGATCAATTTGAGCGATATTACAGCAGTAATTGGATAGTAGGAATCAACCCACCTCATTCAACAAGGCGGGTTGATTTTGGTTCCCGGTGACGGATCACAAGAAAATAGCCGGTGATACCCTTACTTGGATTAACACCGGCTTACAATAAATTTAAAATCATAATGCTAATATAACCATTACAATCGTCTATCTTCTTCGAGAACATTCCCCAAAACTATATACACAATACCTAAAACAGGGATCAAAACAATAAAAATAAGTCTCACAATAAATGAAGAGATACCAAAAAATTCTGCAATACCTCCACAAACACCTAAAATAGATTTGTCAGTAGAAGATCTTTTCAACTGTCTCTTCATTAATAAATCTCCTAACATTTAATTTGAATATTCATTCATCATTTGGTGTCAGATAAACTAAGTGTAGTATCATAATCATCATTTCCTACATTGAAATAAAGTTTCGCCGTAGCCGATACAGGTGGTAAAGGTAGACTGAATGTATAAGTAAAATCCATTTGACTATAAGCATATTTCGAACTAGTTTCTTTTGCTCTGTGTATAGTCACAGTAGGAGTAGTAAAAGTTCCTCCAATTACGGCAACCGTCGGATTATAAGCTTTTGAGATAAAATCGTTATTGATACCTTTTACAATAGTATAGTCATTGTAGTAAGAATAATTGACAGTTCCTGTAGCCCAGTAAGACTCAACTGTGTAACTCCCAGGAGCAACCGACTTTATCCCTGAATTTACTGGTCTAACTCCATACTTTATTTTAGAACCATCAGCAAAAGTAACTACTTCAGACTGATTTAAACCTTTCTCAATATTAAAAGACCGTTTATTAATAGTCTTTTGGATATTCTCCTCTTTCATAGAATCCAATATTTGACCGTTTTCTAATTTTTTTATTAAAGCATTCTGTGTTTTTTCGTCTATACCCAATTCACTAAAACTATTTTTTAATTGTGCAACATAAGCTTGACTTAACTTAGAAGCACTACTAGTTTCTTCTGCAAAAATACTTTGAGTAAAAATACCTAAAGTTAAAGCAAAAACTGACATAACTGAAGCTAATTTCTTCACAACTGATCACTCCTTATTGGTTATAAATGGATATATTCAATAAATAAACCAATTATCCTCTAAAAAACCAAAAATTGCTTATTGATTTTTAGTACCGATCCATATAATCAGCCAAATAAACGAAGTGCTTCCCTTGTGCGATCATGTAACCCTTAAGTTTCTCACGAAACGACTGGTCAGCAAGAGCAAGCTCGACTACGAATGCCTGGGCACTCCCCAGCGACCGATTGCGCTTCGCTCGCCCGTGAAATATCGGATTCCGGAAGTCGAGATTATCCGCAATCTGAATCAAGTTTCCATACATGACCCGCGAATGAGTCGATGACACTCGCGGCAGCTCCACATGTGTTTCCCCGATATCCACGCTCATTCCTCCTGTTCTCAATTCGCAATCTCCCAAAAATTAAACATCATTCAGCACACTACACACTGAGAGTTGGCCACGCAAGCAGCAGAGGATATGTAGCGCTGCACAACACCATTAGCGATGGATAACGTCACCGCGCTTTATCGTCCCATCAAGAGCTGCTCTGATAAGCTTTTGATCGTCTAAGCTTACCACCCGCCCTGTGCCTATCTCTTCGGCCTGCAGACGTCCACGGCTGACTGAAACTACTCGGTAGGCGTCACCTGCTGGCAATGGTCCAGAGGGCACGTAAAGGGCTTGAGCAATGGAGAGGAGCACGCCAAAACTTAGTACGGCCAGCAGCCCCCAAGACGTTTTCTTTACTGATCGCTCGATATCGTCAGGATCATCCTCGTCATCTTCCCAGTCATCCTCCTCCAGGTATTCAGGCCGTCTCCGATCCTCGCGGTAATACCTACGCTTTCGAGACATTAGAACCGACCACCCTTCGCACCGGAACAGGGGCCCCAGTCTTTTTTACTTGCGATTCCCGTTCAGCAATTCGCGCTAAAGCCAAAGGCTTCAAATGCTCTTTTGCCCAGCCGCTGAAATTCATCTTTTTCGTGAGCTCCCACATTTCTCGTTCGACAGGATCGTTCAAGCTAAAGCAAACCGCCTTTCGTTCCGTTGCCATGCAAAATCCCTCCCGTTGTGTTATGCAGCGCTGTGTGCTGCTGTGCTACTAAGGAATGCATAACAGTTTGTCCAATATTCCGATGATGTCGGAAAGTTGTGTATGCAATTATGAATACTTGTCCAGAATGGTGGATGAGGTGATTACATGTTTGGATTAGGAAAAAAGCGTTCAAGACTGGGAAAGTGGATAGATCAACATGGAGTGACTCAACAGTGGCTTTGCAAAGAGGCGGGAATAAATAAGGACACTGCTACAAAGGCGGCGTCCAGTGATGAATATTCACCTAACCTAAAGACGGCAAATGGGATAATAAGGGCTTTACGCAAAATTGATCCAAATGTAAACCTAGATGATTTTTGGTCTATGTAAAAGCTCTGGCGCATATATGCCAGAGCAGATGGAAGTTGTTGACCAGTTGTTGACGAACTGTTGACCAAACTCGTCAACAACCATATAATATCATTGTATGCGAACGTAAATACGAACAGTCTCAACCCTTGATAAATACGGATTCTAACAATTTATTGTACATCATTGTAGGACAAGAATCCCTTTGACAGGGTGGGGGTCGCTGGTTCGAACCCAGTCCGGATCACCATATATCGAATGCTGAAACCCTTGGTAATCAAGGGTTTTTCTTATGTCCTCGTCCATCCACCCTGACAACATAATCCCTCTACGTTGTCGCTTGACAACATTTTGACAACCTTTATTCAACTAAAGTCATTTTGAGCGTTTCTGTTTCATCATTTTCTCGAAGTTGTCAGCAGCATCTTTTTGCATGTCCGGCATGACATGGCTGTATACATCCATTGTAATTCCAACCCGGCTATGCCCAAGACGTTCAGATACAACTTTAGGATGCTCGCCCATCTGTAATAACATAGTGGCGTGAGTGTGGCGTAGATCATGAAAACGAATTGCTGGGAGTCCGCTTTTCTTCGTGATTCGTTCGTAGTGTCTTAAGAGGTTGCGAGGGTCTTGTGGTCGGCCGTCATCGTAGCAGACAACTAGATCATTATCCTCATAGCCCTTTTCGTAGGGGAGGAAGATACCATGAAATGTGCATTTTGTGATGAAGAGATCGTAGGGGACAAGCCAGAGTGGATATTGGTAAGCAAGAAACTTTCTGTCGATCATTTTTGTACCTTGGGATGCTTGTCAGGCCATGTGGATGAAATGGCAATGGAAGCAGAAGAGAAACACGGATTGATTAATTAAATTGATAACGTGTATCCAGCGGCGCGAGATCCAATGCACCTGGATACACAAGCTCAATTATGTTAAGCTTAACTGTTTATCTAGATTTTTGAAAAACGATAAGATTTCTTGACTTACTTCCTTATAGTGGTCAAACAACATAATGTGCTTTGTCTCAGGTATAATTACACATTTGCTTAGGGGGTGTGCATTCTTCAATACTTCATGTATGAATTGGTTTTTTTCATCAAAGTTCCGGTGAATGGCTGCAGGGAGAAAAAGTATTGGACATGAGAGGTTTTTATATAAACTCTCAAGTTTAAGATCGTACAAAGATCCCATGATTTGAATAAATGTTTGATTAGTGGTGTAAAGGGAAAAGTGCCCAATTTTTTGTTTACGCATCGAGATTGCCCAACCATCGGTGATTGCCTTCTCAAGAACATGAATCCAGTGGGTTCTGCGACCTTTCTCGTAATTAATGTAGTCTTCGATCGAAGAGAAAACTATGTCTGGTTCCCGGAGTTTCTCAAGAAATGGTTCCTTTTTGTCAGCAAATTTACCGTTTGGCCCTGAATGATTTTGCATTGCTCCATCAGAATTGACGATGGATAAAACTCTGGAAGGAAATTTTGCTGCTAAGTATGTACCAACATAACAACCGAGGGAACTTCCTACAATATGGACGGCATCAAAATTAAGAGAATCTAGAACGCCTATTAAGTCAATCGCAAGGGTTGAAATTTCGTAATCAGTTTCAGGTTGATCAGATTCTCCGTGACCACGGAAATCGATGGCAATTGCAGTGAAATGATCCACAAAATAGGGTTTTACCCCATTCCAAACAACAGCATTGCCGCGAATAAAGTGGAGAAAGATTACTGGTGTACCTGAATCACTAAATTGGTGAACCATTATCTTAATGCCGTTGGTATGTACTCTAAATTTCTTCATGAATACCCCTCATGAAAACGACATGATATTTATATTAACACAATGCTCAGAGAGATAAGGAGGGCGCACAATGAAACGGATTTATCGAACGTATGCAGATACTGAGGTCTACAAATTGGCGGTGAATGTTGAATGCCCGCATTGCGGGAATGAGCAACAAGAAATAGATACGGATGAGTGCGGCAAAACCTATGTCATCGAGTGCGGAGATTGCGGAGAACAGTACGAAATGTACTTTGATGCATCTTAACAAACGTTTTAAAGGAATGGGGTGAAGATATGAAGGTCATTAAGCTAAAGGACGGCATCAATATAAGCAGATTAACTGATCACGGCTTTTCGGAAGACCCAGCAAATTGCGAAGTGGGCGACACGTACTACCACTTGAACAACTATTTCGCGGAAATTGGTGACTTTAGAGTAACTGTAAGCACAATCAGTGGCCATGTAGACATTTTGTGTCTGACTAAAGAATCGGGACTTCACAACATGTTTGATCTTTCACCAATAGCCAATTTATTCAGTTCCGGTCTTGTTGTGGTCGAGGAAGTAGCTGCGTAACAAAATAGTTATTTTGTTACGGTGACATAAATCGTATCTATTAATGCGAAAACTTGAAAAGCGGCCACACCAAACATAATAAAGGCCATCTTACGGTTTTTCTTCAACTCAAATGTTCCTAATGAAGCCATGAAAACGGCAAGGCATAGCATTGTCAATAATCTTAAGAAAGGCGCATGTGTAAAAATGTTCACTATTGCAATTGAAAGGGCAACTATCGAAAAGATATTGAACCAAAGAGGTCTATTTTTCATTCGGATCACCAAAAATTTCCTTTTTACAACGATTTTAACAGATGGTTTGATGGAATGCACTTAACAAAACGGTAATTTTAGAAAGGAGAATGTAAATGGCACAGTGCTGCTACAAAAATTGCGAAAACGAAGCGACAACAAAGGGGCATGTATTTGTTCGGAATCCAGATGGCGGTCCACTTATCCCGACACTAGTACAGTCGTGCAATGAGCATAAAAACGCGCCAGGCTTTTTCGAAAGCAATTAACAAAACACACGATTTGTTAAATGAGAATTAAGAAAAGGGTAGGTGGTGTAGGTGAACGATAAGCTGATCGAACACGTATGTGAAAAATGTCCCGCTACTCAATGGGGCAAGAAATCGATCTGTAGTGTCCACAACCTCCACGTTGGTATGATCGAAACCTGCCCGGAGTGGGACAAAATACATTATAGAGAATCAAGGGTTGCTTGATCGGAGCGGGCAGCTCGCCTATATCAATCTTGAGCCAGCTCTTGAAGTTGTGCAAAAGGTAGAGGAAGCAATCAAGGATTACCATTGGATGGTGAAAGAGGTTGAGCGTCTAAGGAAGGAAATAGACAAGGCGATATCTTCGAATCCGTCGATACAAGAGAAATTGGTCGCTACCTATGGCGATGCTGCAGGTATGCCGAGCGGGAAAGGCTTACGCCTCTCCACCTTCACCATTCCGGAAGAACGGTATGAAAAGCGCATCGAGCGAATGAAAAGTCTTGAAGAGAAGGTGCGGCAAATAAACGATTTTGCAAATAATCTTGAGGACAACAAGTACAGAACAGTCCTTGAATGTATGATGGACGGAATGCGTATGAACAGCATTGCCCGACATGTAGGAGTTTCCCGACAACGATTAAATGAGATTAAGCGGGATATCGTCAACCGATTAGCAAAGGAGCTGTACAGTGAGGAATTGCTAGGTTCCTGA